GGTGGACAAGCATCCACGATCGGTACTTATAGTGCCGCAGGTGGATTCGGGTCCACCGGAAGCGGAAGCGGTGCCGGTTTATACATCGGACAATACTGGACGACGGCAAATGCATCAACATTTGCCGGAGGGAGACCCGGTAGTACAACTACGGGTGCATATACACATGCCCAACATCCATGGGGCGGTGGCGGTCGTGGAAACACCGGCACCAATACGTCGTTCGCGACCAATTTTCCCGGGAATGCTATATTCGGGGGCGCGGGAGGTCACGGATCTGGGGCCATAAATAGTGCCTCAGGTTATGCTACCTACGGCAAATCCGTGTATGGCGGGTCCTCGGTATATGGTGGGGATGGTTTGCCACCGGGCGCTGGTGGCTCTGCCAAAAGCATGGGCCTCAGCACGAGCCGACCGGGAAACGGCGCCCGTGGTGAAATAAGAATAACTATGTGGTAAGTAATATGCCTGTTATTCCACACTACGGCGACGTAGTCACGTACGGAACGACATCCGTGAGTGGTGATATCACGACGACCGGTGCTTTTGTCGGTGCCGGTACGGGCCTTACCGGAACGGCATCTGGTCTCACGGTGAGCTCCGCGACGACGCTCACAGGGACGACATCACAGGTCACAGGCACGACCGTCACGGCCACCACACAATTTGTCGGCCCCGGAACTGGACTTACGGGCGTCGCCGATGGACTGACAGCTGGCCTTGCTAAGAATCTCACGGGCTCATTCGGGGGGTCTGTTATCACGGCCGGCACGGAATTCGTCGGCCCGGGAACGGGCCTCACGGGCACGGCCGCTGGTCTCACAGCCGGTTCGGCAATACGACTTGAAGGTGGTGCACCCGTCGATGGAACGACCATTACGGCCTTGACACAATTCACAGGACCGGGAACGGGCCTCACAGGTACGGCCACTGGTCTCACAGCCGGCCTCGCACAGAATCTCACAGGGAGTCCGGCGCTCACGGTCTCTTCCCTGAGTGTCACAAATGGATACGGGAGTGTTGTGACATTGACGATGCCCGGGTCCGGATCATGGACAAAACCGACCGGTTTTTCATATATCCAGATTGAACTATGGGCGTCGGGCATGGGAGGCTCGACAACTGGACCCGGGGGTGGGGGTGGTGGTTACTTTTCGATAACGCTGCCCATGTCCGCAATCAGCGCAACGACGGCATATTTTGTCGGGAATCCAAATCTTTCATATGGTGTTTTAACGACATTGTCTCACACGACGTTTGGAGCTTTTACGGCCAGAGGTCCCGACCGCTTCGGGAATGGTGGCGGTCTATATTATGGAACTCAAACAATACATTCAACCGGTTATGGCGGTGGAGTAACAGGTGCGGACCCCAATGCAACGAGTCAATGGGGTGGGGGTGCCGGAGGGTCTACCCTTGTAAGTAGCGCCGCACAGAATGGCGGGAATGCCATCATGGGCGGTGGCGGTGGTGCATATTTTGCGGATGGATACGCTCAAGCGATCGGGGGCACATCAGTCGGCGGCGGTGCCGGTGGTGCTCCCTTCGTAAACGGCTCTGCACCGGGCGGAGGGGGTGGAGGGGGTACGTATGCGAACGGATCCGGTGCGGGCGCGCGCGGCGAAATCAGATTATCTATGTGGTAACCCTAAACGATGCTCTACGTCGACTCGTCGAACCGTGACACGACCTTGTACCCTAAGGGATCCGAGTACACACTTCACTTGACGCACCCGGTCAAGAACATCAGCCGGGTTGATTTGGTCGCCGCCAAAGTGCCAAATAGCATGTATAACATCACGGGAACCGGGCGTGTACTCACTTTTGCGGGCAGGGATATCTACCTGAAACCCGGGTTCTACTCGGCGTGGTCTCTCGCCGAGAGCCTCGGTGTCACGTACGTCGAGCCCCTCGGGAAATTCTACTTCTGGTCGGCGAGTGGGCCATTCACGGTCACTCCGAGGACGGCCGAAATGGCCCGGCTTCTCGGATTCACGAATGGCACCGAGTACAACTCGGCCGCATGCGCCGATGACCCGGTATACTCCGCCGAACCGGGGCATTTTGTCCTGTCGGCGAGTGTCGTCGACACATCCGTCAACGAGTTTGTCTTTTTGGACATTCTCGAGTTGCGGACGCCATGTACGCTCGATGCCAAGTCACTCGCGGACACGAGCACGACCGCCCGAAACTCGTTTGCGGTGATTCCCATGGATGTCGATTCGGGCAAGGTCAAGTCATTCAAGTCCAATACGGACTTTGAGTCGAGCGTGACATATCCACAACCGATCGAGAAGTTGTCCCGACTGACCGTGAGATGGTTGAACGCCAAGGGGGAACTGCTCGATTTTCAGGGCCTCGAGGACAATTCATTCATCTTGCGATTCACGACTAGTCCGGTCCGTGATGGCCATGTGGCCGACCCCGGAGCGCTTCCGGTCCCGGTCGCGCTCGACTCCCTAGAGAGTCCGGTTGTCCAAACGAAGATGATTGCGGCTGTGCTCCTCGTGGGGCTCTTGGTGATCATTGTTTTTATTCGGCGCCGAACATAGTACTCATGGCGACCGTGTCGAACGGGACAGCGCCGTCCGGTGGCGTGAGTGATTGGGCCGTGACAGCCAAGTCCAAGCCGGGCTTTATCAAAAACAAACCACCCTTGACGAGCACCGTGACATCACTGACGCTCGGTGTTGATACGATCGTGATTGGCTCCTTGAGCGCCACGAGCCTCGCGGGTCCATGTATCAGTAACGTGTACACTTCGGACAGTGATACGATCGCGGCATCGACGAGCGCCTTGAAGAGTGTCGCGGACCTTATAGGATCGGGTGACTTTCTTCCCTTGACAGGTGGAACTGTCAATGGCAATGTCGGAATCGGGAGCGTCCCGAACACAAATGATTACAATCTCACGGTACAGGGCACCGCTGGTGTCAGTGGTAACATCACGGCATTCACGTCGGACAATCGTCTCAAGGAGCGCACGGGCACACTCACGGGTGCGCTCGACCGCATTTGTGCCCTCGAAGGCTTTACGTACCGTCACAACGACCTCGCTCGGTCGCATGGATTCACAGACGACCGGCAATACGTGGGCCTCTCGGCACAGGACCTCCAACGCGTCCTGCCCGAGGCAGTGTTCCCGGCGCCGTTCAACGCCGACTACCTCACTGTCCAATATGAACGAATCGTCCCTTTGCTCGTCGAGGCGCTCAAGGAGGAGCGGGCGAAGCGAGAAGCGCTCGAGAAATACCTAGGCCTCACGTAATAATGGAGACGCGCATGCTCTATGTCGATTCGACGGAACGCGATGTCATCATGTACCCTTCGGGGGCCCAATTCACACTCCACCTTACCGACCCGGTCAAGAACATCAGCCGGGTCGATTTGGTCGCCGCGAAAGTACCCAATACGGTCTATAACCTGATTGGGACCGGCACGGCACTCACGGTTGCCGGAACGGCCATGGAATTCAACCCGGGCTTTTACTCGACCACGACTCTCGCGGCTGAAATATCCGACCGTGGATCGAATGTCGCATATGTCCCGTCCGAAGGCAAGTTTTTGTTCTCCGGAGAGGCGCCGTTTGACCTCGAGATACACACGGACGAAATGGCACGCTTGATAGGCCTTCCGCTCGGTGTCACATCCTCAACTGCTAACACGATCAAGTCTGCACGGGTCGTCGACATGTCCATGAACGAGTTTGTCTTCCTGGACATTATCGAACTGAGAACACCCGGAAACCTTCATGCGCGAGCACTCGAAGCCAAGTCCGGATCGGTCCGGAACTCGTTTGCGATGATTCCGATGGATGTCGATTCGGGCACGGTCAAATCGTTCAAGGAGCATGCGGACTTTGAGATGTCCGCGGTGTTCCCACAACCGATCGACAAGCTTTCGCGTCTGACAATCAACTGGCTGGACGCTTCGGGTCGGCCACTTGATTTCCAGGGTCTCGAGAATAACTCGTTTGTTTTGCGCATTCACACGGAACGTCCGAAATGCGATATTCCACCAGTGCCTCCGCTTCACGACGTCGAGCTCAAGCGGATCGTCGATGCGCTAACGCTCGCACCGGCACCGCCAAAGGAGGATGGCGACAAAAAGATCATGGGGCGATGGGCCATCTGGATAGCTTTTGTCCTAGCACTCGTCGGGTACATGGTTTACCGAAGGGCCGCACCGGGCGTCACGGCGTAGACCGGGTCCTGAGGATCCTTGATCTTCACGTTGAACGCGACCATCTTGATGAACATGTAGACCAGGATCGACAGAAGCGTCGTGAACAGGGCCGAGAGGACATAGTACCGACCACCACCCTTGCTCACCTGGACAACCTGTGAGATGACATAACGCACGACGTCCATCCATGCGATCGCGGCCGCGAAGGAGAAACCGGCCACGATAGAGTTCAGGGACTGTGCCTCAAGCTGGAGGGCGACGCTCGAGATGATTTCGGCCATGTGTTACTCTAGCGGACGAAAAAAACAAATGGGCGAGTCCTCGTCCTCAAACTCTTCTTCCTGGAGAATCACCGCGTAGGGTACCCGTGCCGGGAGTTCATCGTCCTCGTCCTCATCGTCCTCATTGAATTCGGCCATGTCGCGACCGGTTTCATACGGGTCCATACCCGTTACTCAAGCATTCGGAAACAAAACACGCCCGATTCCATCGGCGACCCGGAAGAAGTTCCAGTGGACCGAGAACAGCCGTATGGTTCCTTCGTTGGTGCTCGGGGCGAGAGTCAAATCGATAACCTGTGATTGGATGCGGCTCATATTCACGGACCCGGTCGGCTTGGTGTCTTCGGGGTCCAAACAGAAGGAGTACATGTAGAACTTGCGGTCCGGAGTCCGTGTGTGGTACTCCATGGGCTGAATGACCCGGAGGAATAGTGCCGAGCCGACGAGCTTAGGAATCCGGTCGGCCCCGTTCATGAGCATGCTCATGTCGACCAATTGATCCATATAGTCGTAGCCACGCCCATTTGCAGGTTGCATGACCATGAAGAGTTCCTTGACGGGGTTTGTAAGTCCGGGATATATTCGGACGTTTATTTGGCCTGCATAGACACCATGCTCGACGAGCTGGACTCGCTCGAAAAGGTATGTCTGGGGCTTCTCGGTGAGAAGGGCACGCTCGGCTTCAGTCAGAAATGTGTACTCGACGTCGAGATTGACATCGACCGGATCCAAGATGGCAATGGCCGGTTCAGTGAATGCGAGCGAGTCCCGGAATGAAACCCTGAATGACAGAACCGACCCGGAGAGGGCACATAGGGGAAGTCCGTGGCGCAGGCATGTAAAGTCGAGCGGGACGGTGTACCGAGCCGGACTGACTGTCCGTGAGCCAACCTTCCCGGTCATGGTCCGGAGTGCGGCCTGTTTTCCCTGTGGAATGGTGATATCGTGCTTGATCTCGATGTACTCTCCCCAGAGTGTCTCGACGACCTTATCGTCACATATCAAGTCGACGTGGTGTATCATGAGAGTGCCGGCCGAGTCGAGCACTTCGCGAGCCGGTAACCTCACATTCAAATTCATAGCCGTGATGAGATCGCCCCATTTTGGCAGAACGAGTGTCGATTCCTGGCCAAAGTACACCGCTTCCGTGAATTGAACCTTGTTGAACTTGCTCGCCGAGAGGCTCCGGGTCGAATATTTTTCGAGGAAATAGGTCACTTCGGGATCACCCGAGAGTGCCATGTCATCTTGACCTAAAAAGGCGAGTGTCGCCCGACCGGCCATTACACTCGTTAGACATTAAAAAGAAGCCCGGTGAGCCCGTTTTCGACACGCAGCACGTTGTAATTGCAACCATGGATCCGCAAGTCTCGATATCCCAAAGATCCATTCATGAGTGTCACCTCGACGAGCTTTTGGCGAATACGACTAAAGTTCACCTGTCCGCTCGGGCGTGGATCTTTGGGATCGCGCGCAAACGAAAACACGTAAAACTTACGGCTCGGCGTCATTCCGTAATGACGAAACGGAACGACCGTGCCGAGGAAATCAGCATCGCGGTCGAACGCCTCGGTATTATTGAACGTCAGACCAATGCTCTTGAGCATGTCACTGTAGACATAAGGGCGGCTTTCTGCGTCTTGAATGACGAAAAAGAGTTCTCGGACCGGGTTTGTGAATGGCAACACGAAGATACCTGTCGTGAACCCCGGTGATAATGACACGGATGTCGTCTGTGTCTGCGTGATGACGTAATCGAGCCGGTTATCTTGAATCCATCGAACTTCAGACTCGCCGAGGTAGACGTATTCGACAATCGTCGTGACGTTCATTAGGGTGACGCCCGTTCGCTCAGTCTCGTGCAGCTCGTCGAACGCCCGAAACGAGACCCGGAGTTCGACGTCGTGGCGTGTCAGGGCAGCGAGCGGGATGGACAGCTCGGGGTGACCGTAAAAGTAAAACGGCAAGTTTGTGTAGTACGTCCGAGTGTTCGGCGCACTCACGGCCGACGAGTCATTCTTGCCGACCAGGAGCGTGAGCGCCGGTTGGTTTTCGAGTGGTACATTTAGATCATTCCAAATTTCGATCATCTCACCTGGCAGTGATTGAATGAGTTGGCCGCCCATGTACAGATCGGCCGACTTGATGACAAACGTGCCAACCGAATCCACAAAACTCGCCGAGGAATCAAACACGGTACTACTGAAGGGGCTAATCACAAAGAACGCTTCGGCCGGAAGCGTACCCGTCTCTGAACCACTAAAAGTCAGTGTGAGACTTACAGTCCCGGACGTTATTACGAACGGAATTTCGACACAATGCGGCGGCGCTTTGTAATCAAATACGGCATCTCCGACACGGACGGATATGACACCCGGGCCGGCATATGCCGTGAGGAAATAGATACCGGGAGTCGAAAAAGACACCACGCCATCAACGGCCGCCGCGATGTACTTACTGAATCCAACCTGTGTAAAGCTCGAACTGCCGAGGCGAATAAGGCTCCCGGTTGTGACTATCCCGATCGGTTTCCACATGATTCCATTCTGGGTAAACACGGGAGACTCCGTATCGGACGCTACCTGAACTATTGACACGAATGATGACGGTCCGATTGTGTTCACTTGGATCTTGGATGTGATGTCCAGGAAATAGAATGTGCTGATTGATGTAACATGCACCGGGAACTTGAAATTGATTGTCGGGTTCGTACACGTGTCCGTCGTATACGCGCCCACGTAGGATATGCCACTCGACGGGCGAATGGACGTCCCGGCGGGGCATGTGCCACACGATATACCCGAGACCATGTCGGATGCGAGACATACCGTCACCATGAAGACGCCCGTGGTCACGAAACGGAATGTCCCGTTCGTTACGTCGACAACGACAATATCATCACGGGGGACCGGGGATATCTTGAGAAATTGGCCTATAGGAAGTTGACTCACGGTTGTCGGTAGTGTGATTGTTCCGGACATGTCGAAGTGTTGATCGAGCGGACCGATCGCAATAAAACTTCCGGGATATAATACTGGTTGTTTGTCCGATGTAAACTTCACAAAGTAGTAAAGGCTCGTATCCGTGATCACAAGTGGAACAATATTCGGTTGGTCGCCGCCAATGCGCCATGTGCATAAACTCAGTCCCGGTGAGGTACTTAGATATGTATCGGAGGTATTGGAATGTATAGCCACCGTTTCGGGGGGTTCGGCCGTCCGGAAATTCGCACTCAAGTGGTAAAGGCCCGGTTGGGCAAACCGGAAACACCCACCGGCCGTGACGGAGACGAGGGAGGATGCGCCGCGGTTGTTCCACGTGCTCAAGTTTACGAAATTGAAGCTAGGAGAACTCGAAACCGTCGTAAACCCTATGACCTCATATGTTCCGAGTCTTTCAACCTCAATTAATGTTCGTGATGCGGCAACTATGAATGGCGATGCGATTCTGACCCCGGACGTGTTAATGAAGTGGCCATATAGATTGTACCATCCGACCGAGGTTATGACCATGACATAGCTCCCATCTATTCGGATCTTGGTGCCGATATTGAACTGACCTACCCCCCATGCTGTAACTGCCCGCCCCATGGACGTTATTGACGTATCACCGGCTGCATTCTGTGTCGAAATGGTAAAGACTCTGGAGCCTGCTGAACTCAATGGAACGGCCAAGTAATTATTTGCGAGCTCGAGGAATAATCCGGAACGATTGGCAGCCGGTGGCACGGACGCCACCTTATCCCACCCGGATTGTTCCAATGTGAATTCGGAAGTCCGTGGCACGTTGAACACGAGCTCTCCTGTCTCCGTGATTGAATCGAAAAAACGTGCGTCGAGTCCCCAAAATGAAGCGTTCGCGGGTGTTACCGTCACGGATTGCGTGTTTGAGAAAACAAACCGTGATTGTGTCACGTCAAGCGAGACGTACGCACTGACGGGTCCTAGCCATGTCGCGGCAGAAATCGAGCTGTAGAAGGGCACCGATGTGTAATTCACGACCCGGACAATTCCGTCGGCTGTTTTGAACGATGGTGTGAACAGTGAGGTGGCCGGCGTAGGATAACTAAAGTTGTTGCCGAGGTCTTCGAGGTACGGCAACGTCATCTTGAGTGTCAAGCCCCGGACGAGATCCCCTTTGAATGGAATGCGACACGTGGCATCGGTGCCGTATTGTACCTCGCTTCCCATGAATGGCACGTCGTATGCTTGTAATATGAACGGCGTGTGTCGCTTGTAGACGCCACTGAAATAGGTCATGGACGGCGTCCCGGTAAGGAGCGCGTCCTGCTGACCTATTGCGGCCAGCTGGATATTTCCAGCCGACATCCTACAAGGAGACTGCGAAAATCCTCGTCACGTTATTTCGAGCGTCTTAATCAGATGAGCTTGCAACTCAAGCGCTTCGACCCGTCGAAGATGGGTGACGACAAGGTTTGCGTATTCATCGGAAAGCGTGGCACGGGCAAATCGACGCTCGTCACGGACATCCTTTGGCACAAGAAGCACATCCCGGCCGGGATCGTCATGTCTGCGACCGAGGAAGGCAACCACCACTTTCGACAATTCGTCCCGGATCTGTTCATCCACGGCGACTACAACCGGGACTCGATCGAGAAGGTGCTCGAGCGCCAGAAGAGGATCGTCGCGGCCGGTCGTGGCACGCCCGCATTCATGCTCTTGGACGACTGCATGTACGACAAGAGTTTCATGCGGGACACGTGCATCCGCCAATGCTTCATGAACGGCCGCCACTGGAAAATCTTCTTCATGATGACGACCCAGTACGTCATGGACATGACCCCGATGATCCGCGCGAATACAGACTACGTGTTTGTCCTGCGTGACAACGTCCGACAGAATCGTGAGAATCTCTACAAGTGCTTCTTTGGTGTGTTCCCCTCCTATGACACATTCTCCCAAGTGATGGATGCGTGCACTGAGAACTACGAGTGTCTCGTGCTCGACAACACG